TGTGTAGGTCACAACGGACCACCTTTCTTAGACGATGGAGAGGGTGCCGCAGTCGATGACGGCTATTTCGGTTCCCGCGGTGACTTGCGCCCATTTGCGGTACGTGCCAGGGGTGAGGCCTGTCAGGAGCCAGCAGGTCTGGTTGTTGACCAGCACCGCGGCCGTCCATGCGCCCGGCGGTTTTAGGTTAGGTACGACCGAATATGCGACGCCTGTTGTGACGACCGCCCCGTCAGCTGTTACCGGGATCGGCACGTATTCGACGGTCTGGGAAGGGTATAAATCGTTCATCGTTCCTCCATAGGCCCATCGCCGGATTGAATACGCCGGCGCCAGAACTGATCCAGGCACCGCAGAGACTAGGACAACACCGGACACTGCGGCCTCCTAAAAAGATTCCGGAAGGGGTTTATTGCCAGGCGCGGACGTAATCGACTTTCACGTCGCCGGCCGGACCGTACATGGCGTGTCCGCCAGATGATCCGACGTTCAGGATCAGGTACTCCGGTGCCTCACCATCCTGCGTCGGATAGGACCGGACCAGCACGCCGTCGAAGTACACGTCAGCGCTTCCAACCTTGCGGTGCAGACCGTATGTGTGCCAGCCGTTGGACCAGATGCCCGCTACTGTGCCAGTGTTATGTGCGCCCATGCTGGAGTGGTAGTTGACCGTCATCGTGCCCAGACCTTCGGCTATGTCATGCTCACCGTTGGTGGGCCATGACTGGCCATCGGTCCACCATGCTGGCCAGTTGTAGATCGTTGTGCCGTTACCGGGGAACCAGATGCGTGCCTCAACAAAGCCGGTCGTGAACTGGAACCCGGGGTTAGCGCCGCCGTGCGGGTTGGTGGACACCAGCGAACCGGTGCCCGCGTCCTGGATCGACAGGGTAAGGTCCCCGCCGCCCACGGCGACCAGCGCCGGTGACGTCTTTACGTTGTTCATCGACCCGCCACCGAACCACGACGGCGCCCATTTGGTGGTGTCCAGTGCGGTCCCGCTGAAAGTGTCTTCGAACATGAGGGTCCACGGACCCGCCGGCCCGGATGGCATCGGCGTACCGGACGGGGCGGGCGGTTGGCTCACCGGGACGTCTACGGTGACAGCCTGCGTGGCACCACCGGAGGCCACCACATTGACCGTGATCAACATGACGATCAGACGGTAGAGGAAGCCGAGAGCTTGTCTGCTGAGACAGCCCATGTGTGGCCCGCGCTATCCGAAACAGACCCGATGGTGACCGTCTGGACCGCGCCAGGGGTTGTGACCGGGATGGACAGGATCGGTGCGGAACCGGTGGAACCGTCCGCGGCCGTGACGTTCACGGTGAGAGTGAGAGTTGAAGTGGTAGCACCGCCGGTAGCGTTACCGGCGATGGTGACGGTGATCTTGTCGCCAGCGTTGTACGCGGTTTTGTCCGTGGACGCGGAGACGTTGAACGTGGTCATGACAGATTCCTTAGCTGGGGGTCGGGAATGCGTTTTAGTTGGTTGGTGCGGCGGGTGCCGCCGTGGTTTCCGCGGGTGCGGGAACGTCTGCGGGTGGTGCGGGCGCGGGATTGTTCACGACGACCGTGTGCACGGTTTCCATGGTGGCCAGCGCCTCAGTAAAAAGCTTCTGGACCTGGTCGCGGATGTCTGACTGCGCGGAGAGGCCCGCGTCACGTGCCGGGTCGGCCTTGAGGTATGAACCGATCGCGTACGTCGCGGCGACCACCAGACCATAAACCAGCGGGGCGAAATGGCCCAGACCGGTGAGCATGTCCGGGGTGATGAACCCCAGAATCGTGAGCAGCAGCGTGGCGTAGGTGGACCAGTTGGCACCGGAAAGCACCTTCGGGCTGACTGGCGTTTTAGCACCGGGGAGTTGCATGGAAATACCTTTCATGAGAGTGGCGGCGGTAGTAGCCGCCGTTTGATGTCCGCGACGTCCGTGGCCACGGCTTTCACTGCGGCTTCGGTGCGGGTCGTTGAGTCCTTGACACTGGACCCGTCATTGAAATGGACTTCATGGCTGACAGCGGCGAGCATTTCTGACTGTTCAGCCATTTCCGCGGCCAACGAGTGCAACTGTTCCGTGTGGCCGTTCTGCGTCGCCTCACTGGTGGCCAGCCGCTCCATGATCCCAGGAGCAGCCGGCCGGCCCCTCCGGGCCTTGGTCCCGGCCATGTCGTCGATCATGTGTACGAACTGGCCGATCGCGCGGAAGAATTTCCAGCCGACGCCGCCGATAACTATGACTGCGCCGACGACAGCGGCCGCGGCCTGGAAGATTTGCGGGTCCACGAAAGTCCCCTTTCCGTGAATGAATCCGCTAGGGGAGGTTGAGCCACTGACCCGGGAAGATCAGGTCGTAATTGATGCCCGGGTTCACTGATTCGAGCGCGCCCAGGGATACGCCGAACTGGTTGGCGATGGATGAGAATGAGTCGCCGGGGTCCACACGGCAGCGGTGCCCGGCGATGGGTGCGGGGGCTGGTGCGGAACCGCCGGGCAGGATGATCTTCTGGTCCACCTGGATCATGTCGTAGTTTATGCCGGGGTTAGCGGCCTCCAACGCGCCAAGGGTGATGCCGTACTGAGCGGCGATGCTGGACAGTGTGTCGCCCGGGTCCACGGTGCACCATGGCGGCAGGCCGGACGGGGCAGGCGCCGGAGCGGGTGCTGGGGCTGGTGCGGGCGGCGGCGGTGGTGGTGCGGGTGCAGGAACCGGAACCACCGGGGCGGGCACCCCATCAGGGCGGCAGTACGCGTGCCACGTCGCCGCGTCACCGTACAGCACATCAGCGTCCAGCCCACCGCCATAACCGGGCAGGACGGCGTTATCCGCGAACTGCCACATCAGCGGCGAGTTACCGCCCCAGTTCACCGCCGGCGGGGTGTCAGCGTTCGCCGGGTTCCCCGCGTAGTCGTTGTAACCCTGCGTCGGTGTGGTCACCGCGTACTGTGCCACCCACAGCCCATAGTCCGCGCCGAACACGGGTGACCAGTCAGAGGACGCCAGTTCGTTGGTGTTCAGGTAGATCACCGGCTTCACGCCGGTAGCAGCCTGCACGGCGTCCAGCCACGCCCTAGCCCACGCAACGTCACGCTCATTGTCGCCCTCAAAATCGAGGACCAACAGCGTGTCACCATGCAGGTAGCCCGGCACGTTCGCCAGGAAGAACGCCGCCTCAGCCGCGGCGTCACCCTGGAAACCTGACTCGTGCGCGTAGTGGTAGATGCCTACCAGTTTGTTCGCCGCGCGCGCCGCCTGGTACTGCGCGTCACAGGCAGGCGACACGTAGCCGTTGCCGCCGGTCGCCTTGATCAGGACAAAATCGGCCGGTACCGTGGCGAGGTCAATACCCGCCTGCCAACTCGAAATGTCAACACCGTACATGGACATGGGGATGCTTCCTTTTTTGGGGTATGTAGGGGGTACTGGCTTTTTCCCTTGGTGGGTTTTTAGTCGGAAATCTTCGTGATGCGGACGCGTGAATTGCATGAACCGACCGTGTTGGTGAACTCGGCGACGAAGCGGACGTAGGACCCTGCCGGGATGTAGACCATTGCCGATGTTGCGACCTCCCATGCGTAGCCGCCCGTGTTCCCGGTGACGATGATCTCGAAGGCGCCTAAGTGCATCGAAATCCAGCCATTCCCCGGCGACCCTGAGCCCAGCGTGTAATGCGTGATCGCGTACACGCCGGACTCCGTGATGTTGAACGCTCCGGACAACGCACCGCTGGTGTTAGCAAAGGTGTTATTCCACTGGCGTGTCGTATCAATGGACAGCGGGCCGATATCCCACGACACGGAGCCGCCGTTGATGGTGAATGGTGCGGTTGAGACTAGCTCCACGTATTTACGCCGGAACCCGACCGTGGCCAGCTGTGTGATGTTGGCGGTCAGGATGGTGGTGACACCGTTGCCGACCATGATCCATGCGAGGGCGATGGAGTTGTTCGGCAGTGATGGCGCGTTCGCCGGGTAAGCGGCGCCGGAGATCGCGGTGCCGGTCGCGACGGCGATCACCGGAGTGTTCGATGCCCCGGCGTAGGCGGTGTCCGGTGTGGCGGCGTAGATCACGTCGATGCGCGGGTTGGTGGCGTCCGACGTCGCGATCGTTACCGTGTATGCGGCGTCGTTCATGATGAAGTACATGCCCTGTTTGCCGTAGCCCTGCCCGGACAGGTGCGCCAGGTTCGTGCCGTCGATCCAGCACCGGCCCACACCAACCTGGACCGCCATCGCAGCGGTGCTCAGCTGGGTGACCGCGAGGTCGCCGGACTGGACCAGACCACCACCGTTAGGGATCAGCGAAGACGCGGCCTGCCGGACGACGTCGGCGTTGATCGGGACGTTCTGTAACGCGAAAGGAACAGCTGAAACAGTCATTACTTCACCCCGTACATTTGGCTCAGATAAAACGTGAAGTCATGCACGGCGGCAAGAGTCGCCTGGCCGGTGAATATACCGAGCAGTGTGGTCACGTCCGACTGGACCTGCCGGATAAGCGTCACGTCCGCGGTCGAATAGCCCATGTTTGCCAGCTGGGTGTCCGTGAGCGTGGACAGATAATTGGTGATCTGGTTAGCGCGGGTGAGCATGTCCCGAGTGTCGGTTGCCAGGCCACCGAGCGCTTCGTCCAGGTTGCCCTTCCCGACGGACCATCCAACAGCCATTTCAGTCCTCCGTGATCGTGTACGTGAGTGGTTTCTCCGGGTGGGGTGGCGGGTTGTTCGCCTTGGTTTCGGGTGGGTGCCACGCCCGGCCCGGCCCGGTGGGGTGTTCCCCGCGCTCTAGTGCATTGATCCGGCGTTCCTGTTCCTGGACCACTTCCAGCAGCGCCACGGACAGCAGGTCGTAGCGGACGCCGTGGATTTTCCCGTCCATCCACTGCACAATTTCCGGCATCGTCTCGACGGCCTGTTCAGCGAGCAAACCGTACCGATTTCGGCGTAGTCGGCGTTCGCCGGTTTGGTGTAGATGACTGGCTTCAACGCCAGCACCCGCTCCGGCGAGATGCGGTGCCGGCGGACGTTCCGTTTGTGCCGGACTGATGAGGCGTTCGTGCCGAAGTGATAGCCGGTGTCGTTGCCGACCCAGAGTGCGTAGAAGCTGGTCCCGGCTACGGCGTGGGAGAACCCGTATTGGGAGCCGTCCGCTCCTGCCGCGGAACTGACTTGGGAGGTGATGTCGCCACCGGCGTGTGTGTGCGCCGACGGGGCGTATGTGGCAGGTTTGTTAGCGATGTTGGACCAGTCCACGGTGCCGCCACCGACCTGAACCCAAGCGCCGGCGACCAGCGTTTCCACGCCGTAATGCCCGGGGTTGGAGTTCGTCAGCGGACCGAACCGGGCGACCGGGGCGCCCGTCGAGTCGTAGGCGGTCACCGACCCGTCAGCGGTCAGCATCGCCGTAATCTCTTCGTTCGACGCGTTGAACGCGTGCACACCGTTCTGATCCACACGGATACCCGGGTTACCGGTCCCCTGCCCCGTTGACGCGTTCATCAGCCACGGCGTCGTCATCAGGTTGTCGAGACGCTTCTCAATGTTTGAGATGCGCACTGCAAGGTTCGGACCCGGGCCGAGATTGGCGTTAGGCAACGTCGCCTCCTTAGAACACTGGCGGGTGGTTGAACGTGAGCGTCACTTCAGGGACGCCCTGGTCAGGGACTTTCACGTCGTAAGCGGCGATCCTCCACCACTCAGCCAGCCCGTTCGGGAACCAGATCGACGGCGCGGACCAGAGCCGGACATCATCACCGATCTGGAAAGCACCCAACTGGCACGGCGCATAATCGGCCGGGATTACCACCGACGGGGTGACAACCGGTTTTCCGATCTGCTGTGCCAGTCCGTTCGCGATGGTCTGCAACTGGGACACGGTCGTGATCTGGGAGTACTGTTCGACGGCCTGCAAGAGGGGCATCTGGCCCTGACCGCCGCGGGGCAACGGGTCGTACGCGGTCGCTGTAGGCTGTGAACCGCCCGTGCCGCCGCCGACGACAATGACCTGTGTGCCTGTCCCGAACGCCTCTGATGGCCAATCCCAGTCGATGGTCTGCATGAGGTTCACGGACAGGCCCGACGCGGTATGGTCGCGCCCGCAACGGGGGCTGATGATGTTCAGCTGGTGCGCCGGGATGTTGTTCACGAAGTAGTCGGACATGTAGTAGTCCACGCCGCCGGTCCCGGGTGTGACCGCCGCGGTCTGGTCACTGATGACCTGCGCCACGGTAGTGTACTGGGATTTGTTGTAGGACGGGATCACGTTCGGTGGTGTGTTCAGACCGATCAGGACCGGGGTGATCCCGCGGTTCGCGCCGGGGCCGATCAGCTGGGCGTCGTTGACGGCGTTAGCGATCAGCCGCCCAGGTGAGATGGACGTCGTGTAGGAGTTCGCGATGCAGATGTCCGTGAAATAAGACATCAGCGCTTTGCCGCTGACGGGGAACTTACCGGCCTTGGGTTTACGGTCCGTCTGCCACGCGATCCCCGAGTAAAGAATCGTCTGGTCGTTGTTCGCGGTGATCAGAACTTTAAACGGGGTCCCGTTCATCGCCATCAACACCTGGCCGGTAGCCCGTGCGACAGGATCGGCGATGTCCACATCAAACCCGAAGTCCCCGGAATCGTTCATCCGGACCGAGTAGTGGAGGTTGGACGCCTGGATGTCCGTGATTTTCGTGTTGACGTTAATATCCCACGCGGACACACCGAAGACGCCCATATAAATTCCCCCTTATATGGCTGGATATTTTCTTATACAGCTGAGTAGCTCGGCAGCAGGTAACCGGACGCGGTGCCCGTCACGGACACAGAGTCGCCGGACGTGATCTGAATCGTCGTGTTCCCTGGCTGGCAGGGGAAGAAAGATGACCCGACGCGGACCACGTTGTTCCGGTTCGCCCCGTTGAACGTAACCACCCCGGCTTGGTGGTCCACGGTCAGGACGTCACCGGCTACCAGCGGAATGTCCAACGCCATGAACTGGCCGGTGTTCGTGTTCGTCAGGACCGGGTAACTGATTGGTCCGTTGATGACAAAGAACGGTTTCGCCGCGTACTTGCCGGTGTTGTTCAGGCTGAAAGAACCGCCGGACGATGACCCGAACGTCCACGGAAACGGTGCCGGCCACGCCATGCCCGACGTCGGCGACGGTAGCCCGGCGGTCCCGGACACGACCGTGCCGTCATAGATCACACCGTCCGGTGAGGTCCATTCGGTGGCTATCTGGACTTTGCCGTACTGGTAGTTCAGGTCAATGGGTGGGCTGTACTTCGTTGGCCGGCCGAACAGGTAGAGCGGGTAGGTCCGGTTGGGCAGCTGGATTTGCAGCATCGACACCGGTTTGATGGTTCCGATGCCCGCGTTCTGCCTCAGCCAGTCACCGGCGGTCATGCATACCGACGCCGGGTCGGAAATGTTCTGGTAACCGGCGGCGAGAGTCTGCAAAGCAGCCTCCACACCGCCGGTCGCCAGCGTCACGTCCCACACGATCTGGACCGTGCGGCTACCCAGCAGGTTCAGGCCCGCGTACATGCCATCGGACTGTGCGCGCGGCTGGTCGCCGGAGCGGAGCGCCGACAGGTCACGCAAACCGATGATGTTCACGATGTTCACATCGGACCCGGCACCGACCAGGGCACCGGTCGGAAGCAGAATCTGCCATTGCGACGGTGAGACATAAACGACGGTCACCGATCCACGCCCTTCCGGTTAGCCCTTGAGCAGGAGTTCGTAGCCGACTTCTTTGGCTATCTGACTTGCGGACGCGTTGGTCGTCGCGTGGACGGTGATGTACGTGTTGCCGCCGCCTGAGCCGGTTCCCCCCTCCGCGTATCCCGCCGCGTACTGGGCGCTCATCGCATCACCTATGTTCAGGCCCGCGTTGGACGCTTTCAGCCACGGAAGGTTCATCCTCGTGGACGTTTCACTGTTGATGAACTCGCCGGAGCGGACCTTCAACGCCCGCCCGCCGACCATGGCCAGGATGTTATCAACGTTCGGGGACGAAGGTGGTGTGCCGGGTATCATCCCGCCGCCCGCGAACCCCATGATCGAGGCGACCGGTCCGCCCGTAAAACCACCCGGAGGCGGCGTGCCGTTCCCGCCGACGTACGCATTCCCGGACGCGAACTGGTTGGCGGCGACCATGGCGTTACCCGCTGCATGTTGGAGAGCATCAACACTCGCCTGAGCCGTGGCGATCTGATCCGCCCCATACAGGTGGACGGTGACTGACACGTCCTTCGGGATGGCGTCAAGGGAGCCTTTGAGTTTGTCCGACTCTGACCGCGCCTGCTGATCCATCCACGTCTTGATATCCACACCCGGCGGGATACCCAGGAC